AAAACTCTGCTTGGTTTTGTAAAGACTGTACATCGTTAGCGTTGAGCTGCGGGCGAAACGCCATCGTAATGGGCCGCATAAGCCCTTGCCCAACAGACTGCCCAGCGCCTGCAAAAGCGCCTCCAATCTGCGACAACATTCCGCCAAGATTGGCGCTTACGTCCTGTCCTGCCATGATGTCGCTCCTTAGATAAGGCTCTTAATGTAATTAATAAAGCCTTGACCACCTGTATCAATAGCTCCAAGCGCTTCCGCACCAGCACCGGCAAGGTTGCCGTATAGCTGCGCAGCGGCCAATTCAGCGTTAATCTGCGACTGCAAGCCGCCAAGGCCAAGCTGTGCAAGATAGCCTGCGCCAGTGAGCTGCCCAGTCTGCGCCATGTTAGCTGCTTGCTGACCAACTTGCAAAGCGTTAAGCTGCTGCTGTAGGGGCGTGAATGCCGTCTGGTAACCTTGTAGCCCAAGCTGCCCAGCAATGTTTCCAATGTTGGCTTGGTTTAGCGCTTCTTGCTGCGCTTGCTGCATAGCTTGGAACGATGCCGTATTAGCAGCCTCAGCGCGTGCGCGGGCCATAGCAGCATCCTCAGCAGTCCCACCAAACTGTGAGCCCCGTACACCACCACGCCCCATAGCAAACTCACGCGCTTGCTGTGCAGCCTGTGCGCGGTCTAACGCTGGGTTCTGCATAGCCATAGCGCGATTAAAGATTTCTTGTTCACGCGCAGCGGTGTCGCCAAGAGCGCTCTGTAGTGCGCCCTGAGCCTGCCCATACATCCCCATACCGCTGCTTAGCATACCCTGCTGTGGCCCTACGCCTACGTTTAAGCTACCCGTAGGATCAATCGTAGAGCGTCCTAGGCCCGTCTGTACGCCATAGCCTCGGAAAGCAGTCTCTCCACCCATACGCTCGCCAAGCGCTTGGATTGCCGTTGCGCCTTGCTTTCCAGCTTTACGAATGTCTTCTGAAAGTTCAAAGCCAGCAGCAAGCGCTCCGCCCGCGCCTAGCAAATTAAAAAGACTCATTTAGATAATCCTCCCGATGAGGGTCTGTACGTTAATCTCTTGTAGGCTGCACGTGTTGCCGTTGATGTCTGTGCGAAACCCAATAATAACTGCTTCACCGCTGCCTTTAGCGTTAACACGATAGCGCTTAATAGTCGTTAAGCCTGGGCCGTATTCGTCTGTTTGGTTGTAGTACGCTACGTTGTACAACGCAGGCGCTTGGGCCGTAACAGTCAGCGCTTTGGTGTAATCAAGGCGACCACTATAACCCCACCCTGCGTACGCCTGCGCATCTGTTAAGGTAGACACAACCGTGTAGTCAATCTGCTTTACAAACTTAGTGTTAGCCGGTTGCCCAAACGTAAACGAATTAGACTCATACTTAAACTCAAACGACTCGTTATTATAGTTAGAGCCCGCAGCGTATAACAACAAACCATAACCGCTAGCAGAACTTGCTAGCAATACGTACGCTTCGCCATCTGTTTCATAATACAGCGCTCTGTTCCAAACCGTGTTGGTCCAGCGCGTTACCTTATTGCCTCCCGTAACGCTAGGCGCTCGCATTTCAATAGCATAAGCTTGCAAGTCGTCGCTAAAGTTAACAACAGTTAGGTTTTCATCAGGCCAATAAGAAAGCGAAATGCTCTTCTTGTCGTTAGTGCTAGAGATAACGTCACTGATTTCGCGGCGGATGTTAGCCGTTAAGTCCCCAAGCGGTGCAGACTTCTCTTGAATCGTACGACCCAGTGAGCGTACACCAGAGTCGTCAACAAACAATACGTCAGAGCCGATGTTAGATACAGCGTCGCGGTTAACACAACCAATGTTAGTAATCGTATCGACCAGCGTAATGCCGTCAGCGGCAGCAGGATCACCCGTAGCGGCGTTGTTGTACACAAGGATAGACTGGCGTCCAAAGACAAACAAAGCGCCGTTGTGTGCTACAAGGCTAACAATACGGTCCGTACCGCTAGGCCAATACTCATTGACGTTAAGCAAACCGCCAGTGTTCTGCGGGTCTGCTGGCGACGTACGCCCATCGTACCATTGCGTAGGAATAAGCAAGTCGCTGTAGTAAATCGTTTGGTAGTCGCCGTCTACACCACTAACCCACAAGCGGCCATACGCAGCAGTCGCTACGTCACCGTTAATAGTTGCCGCAATGGTGCCGCTGTTGTCTTGAGGCTTAATGTAATCAACGTCGTTGGTGCCAGTAAAGAGCTTACTAATCGTAGTGCCGTCAAACTCTAAGCACTCATTGCCTTCACTGAAGATATAAATCTTATCGTTAAAGCCTACAATCTGTGCGTCGTGTAGCTTCGTAGCATCTGCAAGAGCCGGATAGCTAATCTCATCTAGCGTATTGACACCGCCAGAGCTAGTGAGCTTACAGATAAAATGGTCTTCTTGAATCAAAGAGCCAGAGCTGTTGTATTGGTCAACGCTAACGGTTGCTAATACATACACAGTACCGCTAATGTTACCTTGGCCCACGCGGCTGGTTACGATTTTAGTTTCCGTTACGCCTACCGCTGGCGTGTACGTTACGTTAACCGCAGTGGTGTATTGCGTCCACGGCTTACGTGAGCCGATACGCCCAAACTTATCTACAACAGCGTTATCAGCTACAGAGCAGAAGCCGGGGTCTTGCTGAAGCGGAGAGTCTTCCGTATTCAGCCCTTGAAACCCCGGAGCGCTAACCGTAATGTTCTGCTGTTGCTGCGCCATTACACAGTAGTCCAGATGTTGTCAAGATCGTTAAGCGCAGCATCATGCGCAATAGCGTCGCTAAGATACACACCAGCTAAAGAAAACAATTCTGTTGCCGTTTGACCGCCAACTTCGCCACGCTCACGTGCCGCCATAGCTAACGCGTAGTACACAACAGGCTTAGAGGGTACAAGAAGAACGTCAGCGGCTGCGCTAAGCTCAGCTTGACGCTTAAAGCCATATACGGTGTAGTTGTATACGGCGTCAGGTTGCGGAAACAGTTGTAGTTGAATGTCGCCGCTAGCGTCAGTACCGTTAACAGCATAATACTTTGGTTTGTTATCGGCGGGCGAAGCGGCTTGCCGTTTGCGCAAGCTGTAAAGCGTTTCTTCCGTTAACTCCGTTCCGTCATCCTTAATGACATACTCTATTTTACCATAATTCCCGGCATTTGTCAAGCTGTACAGGTTGTCGCCAGCGGTGGTCGCAATGGCCCAATCAGAGCGTAACGCATTCCACGTGTGCGCATCTTCGACAAGCTGCTTGGCATCGTTAACTAACGCTACAACCATCTCTGCTACGGGATCATCAAGACCCGTTACGTTTGCTACGGTGTCTTCACGCAACCGCAACAACACTTGATTGACTACTTCCAAATACGTCATGATAACATTCCTCGTCCCGTCATGCCACGCGCTTGCGCAATGTAGTCAACGTACGGTGCTAGTGTTTTCTTTTGGTAAGGCGTAAGAGTTGTGTATTTGAACAGCTCGCCCCACTTCGGCTCAAACGCAGCGCCTGCCGCAGCGGCCATTAAGCCAGCGCCTAGACCGCTGCCACTTCCGCTGCCGTCGCCTTCACCTGTTCCGTCACCTGTGCCGGTACCCTCACCGCCTACAGCAACGCTTTGATCTGTACCTGTATCTGGCTGCGGTGCAGGTTGCTCTACAGGAGCCTCTGTAACGGGCTCTACGGGCTGTTCTACAGTGGGCGTAGGGGTAGGTACAGGGGTAGGCTGTACGGGCTCTACGGGCGTTACAGGAGCTTCTACAGGTTCAGGTACAGGTTCTGGTACGGGCTCAGGCGCTGGCGCAGGCGGAGGCGTAACAGGTTCCGGTACAGGTTCCGGTACAGGTTCCGGTACAGGTTCCGGTTCAAACGTATCCGGTGCCGTAGTGTCAAGCACAAAGTCAGGCGGAGCGAATACGTCAATAACTTCTTCCGGTTCTGGCTCAGGAGCAGGCTCAGACGGAGGCGTTACAGGTTCCGGTGCAGGCGCAGGCGGTGCCGGTGCAGGTACGTTAGTCTCTACGTTCTGGGGCAATCCATAGAAGTCCCCAATAACAAACGTGTCTGGGACAATGCGATTAATGATTTCGCCAGTCAGTACGTTAACAAAGCGTCCATTACCTTCGTAGCGATACGGCTGCTCAGGGTCTACGGTAGGGGCCGGTGCGGGCGCAGGGGCTGGCGCTGGTGCAGGCGTAGGGGCTGGCGCTGGTGCAGGCGCAGGAGCTGGCGTAGCGCCACCACCACCAGCTTCTGTAGGCGGAACAATAGGCGCTTGTGTTTCAAACGGCTGCTCAGGGATTACACCACCAGCACGATAGTCTTTGTCGCTAAACACTTGTTCAATAACTGACGGACCGGCTGCGCCAAGTGACGACAAAGCAGTAGTGCTTGCTTTTAACGCTGCTTGTTGTGGAACATTCAATACGTTTTGTATGTTTGGATTAGCAGGAAGTCCAGCTAAGCCGCCAGACAGCCCGCCAGTTAGCACGCCTTCTACAATACTGTTACCCGTAGCGGCTGCTGTAGCGCCGCCAATTAACCCACCGCCTACGGCAGAGCCAAGCAAACCGCTTCCTGCCCCTAATAAGCTA